CTAGTACGAAATTAAAAATTTCCCAGTGAGGATGCCCCCACTAGTACAAAACTTTCGTTCTACCTGACATTAAAGTCAGCAATACTCTTGGCGGCATGTTTTAGAACCCTCTGCTAATGCTCGGGATGATAAAGACCGCATCTATATCATTTTGGCTCGAGGGGGCAACAACGCCCACTCTGCTGTGATTGTTAAGCAATCACACTCTTAGTTTTAAGGTAAAACTAATCTTATCGTCTTTCAACGCGCACCTGCGCTGATTGGCTCGTCAGTTGTGCCTCCCACAAATTGCTGTAAGTCGCATAGCTTCCGACCTACAACACGTAGACGCAAAGAAGTAAACCCCCTGTTTTCCCCCAGGGATAAGGGGTGAGTTTATCGTAACTCATACGCACCACAGTTTAAAGACATACGGTGTTGGTCAAGATGGCCTTTAACCTGGACCAAGGTGAGAGCCCGCCTCTCAAACGTAAGCAGGAGCTGAATTAAACAAATACACTGTTGGGCAATGTAAAAAGCCCATCACTGTATAATCAGTTCCAATCCCGCAATACGATGTTAAGTATGTGGCCATGCTCTCAGAAGAACTCTCCCAATCATTTACTTCGTAAACAACTGCAAAACAGTCATTTTGCCCTCCATCAATTGTGCTGGCTTTTGAGGCCGTAGTGGGAGCTGTGCCATTATACAAATAATTGCTATAATTTGGCAAAACTACCGCTTGCATTGATTGTACTCGCTGATCGGTGATTGAAAAACCGGTCGAACCAGACATTTGGTTTATCCTAAAAAACTCACACATTTGATTCATATCTGTGCCTCCAACGCCTGTACTAGTCCATGCAGGTGCATAAATCGCATATTGCGATGACGGACACCTATTAACTGTAAACGTAGTTGAAGGAACCTTCCCAGTAAAATTAACTGATCCAATAGTGTTATCTACATCAAAATACCAAATAGTCGAGCCTCTTGTAGCAAGAAAAGCCGATTGCACCCACGTAATAGGGTGCAGACTATTAAAAGTAAAATTATATGAACCAGATCCTATTTGTTTCGTTGCATAGAACAACCCGTTTGGATCAAAACCATACGACATTGGGTATCTCGTCATGACTCTATAAACCAAATTAAGGTTACCTACAGGTAATACACTAGCCATGACACCCTCTCTTGTAACCCTCCTTAGGATTTGCCTCAATGATACATATCCTTCGCCGTAATTCGTTAAATATCGTTCTGGTTTAGCAACCGAAGGCTTACCCATAACTGTCTCAATTGTCTCCAACGATTGTGGTGTGAACAACGTTAGCTTGTTCCCACCAGAGCTGAATGATGGTGATGGACCCGCGAACTCAAGGTTCTCAGCACCACGCACAAAAACTAAGACATATGCTTTCGCTGCCGTAGTTGGTGCTGATAATTCATTCATCACATGCATGACCAGTGTCCCATTAGTAACATTGGACACATGTGCGAAAGACCAAGAAGAGTTAAAAACATTATAAGCATTAGCTGTAGTTAGCTTTGAATTCCAACTTGTCAAACCACTCCATTCGAGCGGTTGCATATATGGAATTCTGACCTCAAACTCATCCGTTTCGCCAATGTCAAAAATCTCACTATAAACAACATTAGTCGAATCCGCGATCACAATATTGCTCGCGGCGTCACCTGATGGATCATATGCAACTCGCACACGACCCTTGTGATACTGCGATGCTATTACTTTAAACCGCAAAATTATATCTCCCCGCCAGTATTGAAACAACTGGCTAAAGTATGCCATGGGAGTTGAATAAATGGCAGAAGCTGATGAAAACGTTGTCGGGTCCACACCTATGTACCCACTTGGTGAAATAGTTGACAGAAACAAACCAGCATTTTCTCCAACAGCTTGGGTCCACGTGAATTGTCCAAGATATGATTCCTTAGTTACTAAATATTTAATATTCAATTCATCCATACTTGTAAATCCAACTGCCGACCCATCTATAGTTAATTCATTTTTAGGGTCAATAGTTAGTTTCTCCTCTTGGAAACCAATCTCCGCGTTTGCAAATCCTGCATTCACATGTGGTCTAAAAGCATGTACATCATCAATAACTGGAACATTGGTATAACCCAATGCTGCAGCCCCTCCAGCAATAGCTTTAGCACCCATCTCAGTAGCAGTTGCGAATGGTCCAATCATTGGACAATCACGAAACATTCCTGCTAATGCAGCTACAGCCGATGCTGGTGTTGAAATTGGTCCCGCACCATACTCATCCTTTGGTTTACGCTTAACAGTCATCTTCTTAGATTGGAAAGCCATCACAGTGGATGGGCCACACAATTCAAGGTCTTCTGCCCAACAAAATGTGTTTATTGTCACGCCATCTGTTACAGCGGCGTTGGCACTCTGCAAAGGAACTACTAATTCATACTTGATAGTTCCCATTTGCTGAAATTGTGAGTTTGAATTTATGGTCTGGAGCCAATTCTGATTATATAGAAAAGGCAATTCCAGGTCACCCCCCTTTTGAGTTTGAGGGTAGATCCATATACTAGGCAATTGTGACAAGTGTATAATTTCCTGATTTGATGATCCAGTAGTAATCCCCGTTCCAAAAGGAGTTGTTGGGCTTACTGTTGTATCTTGCAATGGTGCATAAGCTGCTAAATAAGCCCCATACAGAAAGGGAGTTGAATTAACCATTATCTTAATCTTTAATTTACATCGAAGATAAGCATAGTTATTCAGCTTATACTTGTTAGCAGCGTTGTTGAAGAATAAATACCAGGGATTAATCTCATGGTTAGTACCCAAAGTATCAGCAATTTGCCAAGTAAACGTATCAATCAGGAGAGGTCTACTAAACCACTTTTGGAGCCCAACGGCTTCCTCTGTGATGTCATAAACTACTCTCATGTTTGCTGGCATCGTGCCTTTCCCTCCAGTACTTTCGTCATAGAAAGAAATCAACGTCTCCTCCTCGTGGGACTCGGCAGGGGCGTTCTCGATACGACCCTCCG